TTTATAATGTAACCTGCTGATTGCCATCTTGGCAATTTAACACCCCTACTACAAGCACCGCATTGTGTTCTATAGTAGGGTTTTTTATTTTTATAGTAGTTAATAGCTACAGGCGCACGGCCGCAAGTACAAAGTGGTCTCATATTTTATTTAAGCCTTTTCTCTGCCTTTTTCAGGTGCTATAACACGTACAAAAAGTTCAAAAGCTATAAATACATTAAGAACATGTACTCATGGAGATAACACAATGGCCCAACTAAGTTCACCAGGCGTAAGCGTAACAGTAATAGACGAAAGTTTCTATACTCCGGCTGCACCAGGTACCGTACCTTTAATTATTGTTGCTAGTCAACAAGATAAACAGAATGCCGCAGGCACTGGAATAGCACCCGGAACATTGGCTGCTAACGCCGGTAAAGTGTGGCTACTAACAAGTCAGTTAGATTTAGGAAACACATTCGGTGTTCCGGTTTTTGAAACTGACGCAGAAAATAATCCAGTCAACGCTGGAGAAGTTAATGAATACGGACTACAAGCCGCATATAGCTTCCTAGGTGTGGCAAATCGTGCGTATGTAGTACGTGCAGATGTTGACTTAACGAAATTAGAAAGTAGCGGAGTAGCGCCATCCGGTGACCCAGACGACGGTACAATGTGGTTTGATATTGCAACAACTGATTTTGGTATTTTTGAGTGGAACAGTGCGGCTGCTACCGTAACAAACGGACAAACATTTGCTCACCAAGATATTCCAGTAATTACTGACTCAACAAAAGTAACAGGCGGCGGAGCTCCTATTGCCAGCTATGGTGCATTAGGTGAATACGCATTGGTTTCAACAGCCACTGACGGTACCAAAACTTTGTGGTTGAAAAAATATAATACAGCTAACGCAGATGCGGCAGTTGCTAGTAACGCAGGTACTTGGGTACAGGTCGGAACTACAACATGGACTGCAAGTTGGCCAACTGCTTCTAGTACAACAGCGGCTACTTTAGTAGTCGGCGATACATTTACAATTAACATCGGTGCAGGTCCAGTCACAGTTGCCAATGCTACTACGACTGCCGCATTGGCAACAAACATTAATACTGCTGCCATAGCCGGAGTTACTGCGGCATCTATCAGCGGAGTATTATATGTTTACTCAACTGGTACCACAGTTACCCTAGGTGGAACAGGCTTTGGTAAACTTGGGTTTAGCACAAGTGCATACTATGCTCCAAAATTAACAATCAGCCCACACTACTCAGTACCACAATACGGTACATATCAAGTAGCAAGTTCAGCAAATGGTTATCCAAGCGGTTCTGTATGGGTTAAATCAACCCCAGTTAACCAAGGTGCTAACTGGGATGTTAGAACTTACAATTCAAATACAATGCGATGGATTAAACAATCAATCAAATCATTGTACCCAACGCCAGAAGCAGCCATGGCTGTTTTAGATCCAAAAGGTGGCGGAATTAATATCCCAGTCGGCGATATATTTGTAAAATATAACGATAAAGAAGCGACACCTGCAATTGGTTCTTTTAGAATTTACAAACGTATGACAACAGGTTCTACAACTGCTAGATCTATTGTAATTGCAGCCTCAACATTTACTGCTGGCGCTAACGGATTTAGTATTTCAGAAACCGGCATCGGAACGTCGACACTAATTACTCATTCAGCAGTTTCATTTACAGCCGCTGGTACTACTGCAGACGGCGCTACCCTTGTAACCGCATTAAATAATGTGCTACCAGGAAGTAAAGTAATTGCAGTACTTAATAGTGATAACAGTATAACTATTTCACATACTGCTGGTGGTGATATTCGTTTAGTAGACGGCGCAAATACGCCACTTTACAAATTATTTAACAGTGGTACAGGCAGTTTCTATGCCGATCCAAGCTCAAATGGTAGTGATGGAAAATACATTATCACAGGTTGGTCAGCGGTTATATCAGGAGGAACTAGTGTTGTTACTACAAGTTTAAATGCTCCTACTTCAGTACCAGCTGACGGAACATTATGGTATAATGGTTCTACTAGTGATGTTGACATTATGATCAACGACGGTACTGCTTGGAGAGGTTTCTTAACTGTTCAAGGTAAAGCAGTCAATCAAATTGGTGGTAGCGGCACAACAGATGCTAACGGTCCAATAATTTCAGCTACTAAACCAAAAACACAAAGTGACGGTACAACAATTCTTGCACACGGTGACCTATGGTTAGATGCTAGCAATTTAGAAAATTGGCCAACTATCTACAAATATGATTTCCTAAATAAAAAATGGAATCTTTTAGATAATACTGATCAAGTTTCACAGAACGGAGTTGTTTTTGCAGATGCTCGTTGGGCTGATGAGTCAAACAACCCAGCTGGTGCTAAAGCTGGTGCCGGTGATGCAGACAGCATTGTAAAATTACTATCTACTAATTACACAGACGGTGATGCTCCAGATCCTGCAGTTTATCCACGTGGTATTCTGTTATACAACTTACGCCGTTCTAGCTTCAACGTTAAGCAATACCATGCAGGATACATCGACACAAACGCATCTAATGCACGTATGTCAAATTCAGCACAAACCCTTTATTATCCAGATCGTTGGATAACAGCCGCTGCCAATGACCACTTAGGTGTTGGACGATTCGGTCGCAAGGCCCAACGTCAAGTTGTTGTTCAATCACTTAACGCATTAATTGGAAGCAATCAACCAATACGTGATGAAGACAGCCGAACATTTAACTTAATCAGTTGCCCCGGCTACTTAGAAACATTACCAGCACTAACTGACTTAAACAACAGCCGTGGGTTGCTATCATTTATTGTAGCAGATGCTCCAGCACGTTTAACTCCAGATGCAACAACATTAGGTGACTGGTCACAGAACGTTGGTTTAGCAACTGGCGACGGTGAAGATGGTTTGATCAGCACAGATGCTAATGCCGCTGTTTACTACCCATGGGGTTATACAACTGACTTGAAAGGAAACAATGTAGTTGTCCCCCCAAGTCATATGATGTTACGCACAATCGCCCTAAGCGACAATGTTTCCTATCCATGGTTTGCACCAGCAGGTGTGCGACGTGGTGGTATCACTAATGCAAGTTCAGTAGGATACGTTGACGGACAGTCAGGCGAATTTATTACAGTGGCATTGAATACAGGACAGCGTGATACACTACAGTTAAACCATGTAAATCCAATTACATATTTAGGTGGAGTCGGCCTTGTAGCTTACGGTCAAAAAACACGTCAGCTAGTAGCAAGTGCATTAGATCGCATTAACGTAGCACGTTTAGTAATTTACTTACGTTACCAATTAAATGCTATTGCTAAGCCATACATTTTTGAACCAAACGATACTATTACACGTAACGAACTCAAACAACAAATTGAAAAATTGTTGCTTGAACTAACAGGCGAACGTGCCTTGTATGACTATCTAGTTGTATGTGACACTTCAAATAACACACCGGCAAGAATTGATGCCAACGAGTTACATGTTGATATCGCAATTGAACCAGTTAAAGCAGTTGAATTTATCTATATTCCACTACGTTTAGAAAACACTGGCGCAATTAAAGGTCTTGGACAATAATTAGGAGAACACAATGGCAATCGCAGCCTTATCAAATTTTACAGTACCGTTAGCATCCGACCAGAGCGCAAGCTCACAAGGCATGTTAATGCCGAAGTTGAAATATCGATTTAGAATTTCGTTTGAAAACTTCGGAGTAAGTACACCAACAACAGAACTAACTAAGCAGGTTGCTGAAGCGGCCCGCCCAAGTGTCGAGTTTGAAAATCAAACTATCGATATTTACAACAGTAAAATTTACTATGCAGGTAAACCTAAGTGGAAAGCACTTAACGTTAAACTGCGTGATGATGTTACTGGTGCAGTTAGCAAACTAGTTGGTGAACAAAATCAGAAGCAATTTGACTTCTTTGAACAGAGTTCAGCCGCATCGGCAGGTGATTATAAATTTACGATGCGTATTGAGATACTCGACGGCGGCAACGGCGCAAGTACCCCTAACGTTCTTGAAACATGGGAATGTTATGGATGCTATGTACAGAGTACTAACTGGCAAGAATTAAAATATAGTGAGCAAACACCAGTTATGATCGACTTAACAATACAGATGGATAACTGTGTACAAACAGCACCGGTTCCTGCAATCGGCAGTCCGATAGCAGTAAGATTAAATCCAGGTGGCGGCAACGCACTAGGAGCTTAATAAGAAAAGCCTACACAGTAGGCTTTTTTAACGACCGAGCATTAACTACGCAGTTAATTTTTCTAATAAATAACAGTATGGCATTCACTAATAACAAAAATTTAAAATCAGATCCAACCGTCCTCTTACGTGATCAACAACATGCGGCACGGGTGTTTGCTGATAATCAATTTAGACTAGCACCAAAGTTTAAGTTTAATTTCCATGTGGCATTTGGCATTAATCCTGCGGCAGTATTTAATGGGGATTTAGTACAGCGTTACGGACAAGAAATTAATTTACTAGTAAAAAGTGTTGATTTACCTAGTTTCAAAATTGAAACAGAAATGTTAAATCAATATAACAGAAAAAAAGTTGTACAGTATCAACATAAGCCTCAAGAAATCGGAGTTACCTTCCATGATGATAATATGGGGCTAATTAACCAACTATGGCAAAACTACTACAGTTACTACTATGCCGACAGTCGAACTGCAGGCCAAACAGGTGCATATGGCAGAACTGCTACTAGACGAGGCGATTATCTCGACAGCTGGAGTTACGGGTTTGACAACGGCAGTACAGTTCCATTTTTTAAATATATTAAATTATATCAAATGGCAAGGCACGAGTATGTCATGTATCAGTTATGGAACCCTATTATAACTAACTGGAATCATAATAAACTAGATTATGCACAGGCCGGAACACATGACTTCTCTATGAAGTTATTATACGAAGCAGTTACCTACGAAACCGGTGATGTTGACGAAGGAGCTGTAGAGGGGTTTGGAATGTCGCATTACGACAACACTCCAAGTCCGCTTTCTGGCATTAACCCAGACCCAACAGTTAATAACCCAAGTATTTCAAAATCTTTAGATTTAGAAGCAGTTGCACCAAGCTTCTTATCAACAGCACTTGAACAACTTAACACCGCACAAAACACAAAAACATCATCAGCACCTGTTAATAATATCGGTGCCACAACTATTAATACATCGTCTAGTCCAGGCGGAGTTCCAGGAGTTGTATTTCCATTAGCAACTGGAACAACCAATACATCGACTGTTGCAACCTCAACAAATTTAAAAGGCGGCTAATATATGGCAGTTAATATACCAATGCAACAATCTTCATCTGTATCAGTTAAAGATTTTTTTGATAACTATTTTGTTACTCAGGTAAGTTTTCCGGCGGCAGAGATAGATGCTACTGTAGCATTTTTTCAAAAACGAGGATTTGACAATGTTAGTGCTAGATCAACAGCTATCGTACTATTAAATCAAGCTAGGTCAGAGGGTGTAAGTGTTTTTACATTACTAGATAAATTAAAAAGCACAACTGATGTACAACTTAGTCAAGTAGTTGCTCAAGTTTTAAATTCTGCACGAGACAAAACTAGCCTATTAGGATATCGCGTAGCACTACAGCCAAACTCGTACGATAGCAGAAACATTCTAGTATAAAATGGCTAGCAAATTTGCACGTGGTAAGTTTACCATGAAGAATCCAGCAAAATATGTAGGCACTAAGACACCTACATATCGATCAAGCTGGGAATGGTCGTTTATGAATTTTTGTGATACTAATGAGAATGTACAAAAATGGGCTAGCGAAGCTGTACAGATTCCCTACAGAGATCCCCTAACAGGCAAGCATACTGTATATGTTCCAGATTTCTTTATTCAGTACGTTGATAAAGCTCATCGTGTGCTCACAGAATTGATCGAGATTAAACCAGCTAGCCAAAGCATATTAGAACGGGTTGGCAAGAACAAATATAACCAAGCACAATTTATTAAGAATCAAGCTAAATGGGCGGCGGCCAGCATATGGTGCAAACAACAGGGTATAAAATTCAGAATTGTCAATGAAAATGACCTGTTCCACACGGGTGGATGATAAGTAATAGTATGACTAAAAAACTTGAAGAACTATTAAACCTTCCTGAAAGTAAGAAGATTATTAAGCAGGAAGAGAAAGAACAACTTAAAGCCGAAGTTGCGCAACCATTTATACGCAACATCAATGAATTTGATAAAATATCAGCGGCTCTTCCGCAAGTTAAGGGATTAGGCGATGCCGGCGATTCTGAACTAGATGAGTTAGCAAAAAAAGCTACAGAAGCCTATGACGATATTATGGATCTAGGTATGAACGTAGAAGCACGGTACAGTGCTAGAATGTTTGAAGTAGCAGCCAGTATGCTTAAAAATGCAATTGATGCAAAGAGTGCCAAGTTAGATAAAAAGTTAAAAATGATCGATCTACAGCTTAAAAAGCAGAAAATTGATCAAGATGCTGCCGGAGCCGACGAAGGAATTAGTATCCAAGGTGAAGGCGTTATTATCACAGATCGTAACAGTTTGCTGGAAAAACTAAAGCAAATGAAATAAATATAGTACTAGGAAGAAACTATGAAATCATTTAAAGACTACTTAACCGAAAGCAAAAAAGTTTACGAATTTAAGGTAAAAATTGCTGGAGAATGCCCTAAAGATGCCAGCGAACAAATCAAAGCGGCATTGGCGGTATTTCATGTAGGTACAGTATCAGCACCACGCAGAACACCAATACAAGAAAATCATGCAGATTTTCCAGAGCATAAAAATATTCATATGACTATTTTTGATGTTACAACAAACTATCCAACAAACAGTCCTCAAATACGCGATTTAGTAGCAAGTGGACTAGGTATGACTCTTTCAAGTGTTAAAGTTAAAAACATGAAAGAAGAGGAAGAATATGCAATTAATCATGCCAACGACGAGTTAACAGGTGAAGCAATCATCGGGACCGACTACGAGCCTAGCGACAACAGCGGGTTATTTGGTGATAAGTATAATCTAAGTTTCTTAAAAGAATTAAGCAACGATGCTAAAAAATTAAAACAATACACAGGTATTAACGATAACATGTTGGCCAAGAGTGTTCCAGCACACAGTAAAGAAACACCTGGCAAGAGTGCAAAAGTAAAGAAAACAAAAGTAACAAATATCTTTACAAAACAGGTTAAGGTACCTACTGCTAAGGGAGCAACAAAATGAATTTAAAAGATTTAATCGCAAAAATGACAGCCATCGAAGAGGGCACAGAACAACCAGTTGAAGAATGTGGTATGATGCCTATGATGAACGGTTCTCCCCAACAACAAGACAATGTTAATATGAACATTACAATGAGCGGTCAGGGCGCAGGCGGAATTCGCGACTTAATGAGTATTCTTAAAAGCATAGAAAACGGTGATGAAGAAGATGGTATTGATGTTGTAATCGGCAAACCATCTATTGCAAAAGCTAGCCACGGTGAAGATCCAATCTTAGGTGATTTTGAAGAAGCTCTTGACGATA